TAACATAGTTTTTAATAGTTGTCAAGTATTATTTTTAACCTTTCATTAAAGCAGATAATTTGACAGCTCTATTACCTACCTGTTTAGCCCATAAAGAATCTAGCATCTCTTTACTAGCGTCTTCATAAAGGCCCTTTTTAAGGGCACTGAAGAACTTTTTAAATTTTCTAGTACGTTGTATGCCCATATTAAAACACATATCTACAATGACGTAGAAACGCTGTTCAATAAGGTCTTTATATTCTATATCATATTCCTTACAAAGTTTAATAGCATCTTGAATAGCTCTTGCAAAGTCTGCTTGAAACAAATAAGCAGCTTCTGAAGGACTAATACCAACATCTTCAAGATTCCTACCGTAACCTATAGTTAATTTACCAGCAGTACATCTATAAGGTTTTAATCTCAGTTCTTCAAACTCTTTTGTAAGCTTCTGATATTTTTCTAGCATTACTCTCTCCATCTATTATTAAGTTCTTTAAGCTGTTCTTCATCCTTTACAGGCATATAATAAGGACAGATATCTCTGTGTAATTTATAGAATGTACAGTAGCTCTGCATAATACTATCTTCAGCTAAATGACGAAAGCAAGTATCTTTTTTAGAGCATTCCTTAGCATTAGCACACTTACAAATATCTACCATAATAACGCTCCAGTTTGTAATGAACCCCAAAGAACTTCACCAATATTCCAAGCAGCTTTAGTGTTATTGTATTTAGTTTTATATAAAAGAATTGTAGGAATAATATAGCAGACTGGCATAAGCAAACCTACAAATACAAAGGATAGTGAAGGGTAGAATAAAGCTATGCAAGCATTCCATATAAGTCCTCTGATAGCTAAAGCAGCGCTGCCCCAGAGTCTTGGATAATTCTCTAGTTTTTTAACACACCAATCAATCCATTTACATTCCTCTGCAGGTTTTACTCCTGTTGTAATAGAACCTATATAAGCTCCCCAACCACATATTTGCTGACCTAAATAGGCGCCTAAAGGAACTAATATATTGTTTGTAATGAATCCTAAAAAGATTGGATAATATATTTTATTAATAGGAACATCCCAAAGCCCTCCTCTAATTCTATTTAAGAAAGCTCCAATGACTTTAAGCAACGTGTGCATTATCTACTTTACCTTTTGTTACAATTTCACAACCACAAGCAGCATAACCTGCAATATCTATCCAGCTATCAACGTGTGTAATATCTGATTTAAGTCTTGCAGCTTTCATAAGAATCATCATAACAGCCACATCTTCTGCTGAAATAACTTTGTCATGTAGATAGGTACTCCAAAGATTTGCAATATTTTGAAAATTATCTTCAGGAGAGCCATAATGTTCCTCTCTATGTCCTTTAGTAATTTCTTTAGCAACATCTAAAAGGTCTTCTCTACGCATGTTTTCTATCCCCAATCTCATCATATACATCATCGAGTACACATAAGACTTCATCTAAAAGGTTATACAGTCTGTCTACCTCTATCTTTTTAATAGCTTCATAGCTTGCTGAGTATCCAAAGCAATCATCCTCAGCATCATAAAAGATTTTAAAAAGATTAGTTCTTTCGTTTCTCATCAGTATCCTCCGGTTCTTTAAAGTATTTTCGTGTTTTAAATTCGCTATATTTACCTTTATTAAATTCTGAAGAAGGTCTTAAGTAACCCATTACTCTTGTCCAAACTTCACAAAGTGTTCGAGTAGTTCCGTCTTTAAAAGTAATTTCCATATTAGCATTGACAGAATCTACAATGTCTTCAGGAATTCTATTAGCTTTCAGAATACCTTTAGCCCATTCATTTAACATCTTTACGTTTATCTCCTTTAAATTGTAATAGACAATTACTACAACCTTTAGCATCTAAAGAAAGAACACTACCACATTTAGGACAGACTTTATAACAAGTCATTAAAAACTTTGCTTGTCTTATTTTCCATTTAGGTATGTATTCATATCTTGTTTGGTTAAGCATAATCTCATTATAGTTTTTATTTATATTAAACACAGAGTATCTCCTTACAATATTTAGCAATTAATAAAGCTTCCGCTCTACCATCTTTACTAGCTGTTAATTTATCTGCAACAGATGGAAAGAATCTTTTGGCTAAGTCTATTGAAAGATGTTTACGTTCTGTCTTAGTAAGACCTCTAGTAGTTAAGCCAAAGTGTTTTTTCCATGTAAGAGGAGAGACTTTAAAGTAATCAGAGTTTGGATTACCTACTGCAAAAGAAGCACCAAGTAACTCTGCGTAACCTGCTAATTTCATAAAGGTTGTATTGGCTATACAGGATTGCCCCGGTCTTCCTCTGACATCTTCAACAGCAACTGCATAAGAATCAGTAGGATAGCAAACGTATATCAACATACCTGCGTAGTCCATAACATTAGAAGTAAGGTCTCTAATATCTACGACTTCACCGTCTTGGTTAAGTACTGCCATAGCTCCTTTGCTGCCAGGGTCAATTCCTATATAGTATCTCATTAATCTATCCTTGTATAAAATTCATCACCAGATATAAATTCTTCTTTATGTTCTATAAGTTCATCTTTAATTCTATTTAATAACCATTCTTCATCTTTGTTTAGGATATAAAGAACTTCTTCAATAGAATATAAAGAAGCTACACGCTCTATTAAATCCTGTATAGACATTCCATATTTCTCCATACAAAATTAAAAGGGTCTGTATCAATTTCTGTGAAACCTTTAGACCATTTGTTTTTAGTTTGTATAGCCCAAGCAGAACCTTCAGACATAAAGCAAGGACTTCTTAAAGCAGTGATAGTCTTTTTAGTAGCAACAGAATAACTCTCATAGAAATCTTTATGATGGCCATGACCGACTACAATAGTACCGTGCCAATTATCTAAGAGCTCTTGCGCTGTTGTGCAAACTGAATCAGATAAACCTTTATGCATACAATGCGCAAAAGTAATTCCTTCAATCTGCACAGGCTCTAAATAATCATACACTGTCCAACCATAACTTTCAAATAAATCTTGAATATTTGTAATACCATTGCGTACATCATGATTGCCAAGTGTAAGAATCATTTTAGGTCTGTACATTTTCTTTTTATTATGTCTTTGTCTATCATTGTATTCTTTAAATACACTATGAAAGATTTCTAAAACAATTCTTACAACTTCTATTTCATATTCTAATGAGAAATCTCCTCTATTTGCAATAAGTCTAGATTGACTATCTAAGTCTGCAACATCTCCTAAATGAATAATATATTCTGGTTTAGTCTTTAAACAATATTTAGCTAGCATTTGCCATTCACTTGCACCAGTATTGCTAGGCTTAATATGTGTATCAGATATAACCAATAATTTAGGCATCCTTAATAGGCTCTCCTTTATCTAATTTCTTTTTAAATTCAAAAACACGAGCCATTGTATTTGCTGCATTGACTTCTGCTTCAGCTCTTTTAGAATCTGCTTCAGCTTCAATCATTTCTTCAACAGCTTTAATAATTTCTTCAGGTTTATCAATGACTTCAAAGTATTCATTATTGCCCATAAAGATAATTGTTCTATCTTTTCCTGCTACAATAGTAGGTCTTTTAGTAACATCAAAATAGATATCTACAGTTTCTTTAGTTTTTACATCTGCGATACTTTTAAGTTTAATAAAAGGTCTCCATTTATTTTTTACAATCTCTACCAATCTTTTATCTCCTCTACTTTAGGTTTATTAACAATTGTTGTAAGATATCTAATACCATCAGAATATTTAAAGGCTCTTAAATTCTCCCAACATTTCTTTTTATAAGGACAATAATAACATCCTTTATCTAATTTTAAATTACCGCTTTTACCATCTGGTATAGGTTCATAACATCTCTTTTCAGGAGGCGTATCTTTAGATAAAGCTTCTTTACAAGACTTTATAAGTTCTTCTGTATTAGGTATATCAAAGTCTACATCAGGTTGATATAAACAAATCTCTCCAGTGACTTTATTAACTGCTAAAAATCCTGGATGACCTTTACCAACTTCTGAATCATAACTGCCTATCTGTGCTAAATAACCAAAGGGGTCATTATCAGTATCAGCTAATGTTCCATTAAAGAATTTCATAAAGCTTCTTTGACTAGCTGATTTAACATCAACAACTTCACCATCAATAATGCTATCAATATGTCCGATTATACCATGATGATTAACTTCTCTTTGACAATCTGTTACAGTATGTCCAGAGACTTTAGCTAGCCATAATACTAATACTTCAATAATATCTCCATAAAGAAATTTAAGTCTGTTACTTGGACTGACATTATCTTCTTTAGGCTCTTTTAAATCATACCATAACTTTCTTAAAGGTTTACCAATTGATGACAAAGAAAGATGGTCACGTCTTTTAGAGTCCTGTGATAATCTATCAGATATAACTTTTGTTAATTTATCAGATAATTCTTTTATAGATTCTTTATCTATACTATCACAGGACTCTAATGTTTTATATATATCCTCTACTAAACTAGATAAGTTCTTCATCAGAATCAAAGGATTCTTCAGAGACGTCATCATCATCTCCAAAGTCATCATCTCCAACGTATTCTTTAACTGAGAGAACTTTAATAGAGCCTAAGCCAGCAAATTCACCAAACTTTTTTGTATTATATTTAGTAATTTTTACATGTGCTACAGAGCCATTGCCAACTTTAGTAAGTTCATCATCAGTCATAAGAACTTTATTAGCATTATATACACGAGGCTTTACAGAAGATTTAAGAGTAATGACTCTCTCACCATCTCTTTCTTTAATCTTCTGACGTTTATTAATAATACCTTCAAGAAGCTTTTCATCATCTTTATTAAGTACAATATCTACTTGATACTTATTAGAAGCGTATTCTCCTTTATCATTTTTCTTGGCTAGAAAAGGCCATTTAATAACTACATTTTTCAATAAGACTGTTTCCATATTTATCTCCTTTACAATTAAAGTGTATCATATTATATTCATCTTGTCAAGTCTTTATTAGACATAATAATCTTTTTATTCTCGGATTCCTCTAATTGTTTTAGACGAGTCTTAATTTTATTGGTGTAGATTAAATCAGATTCTTTATAAGGTCTTTTATCTTTTATATTATCAAACATATTATCACTAGTCATTGTAGATTCTGGCCAATTCTCTTTGATAAAATCTACACAATCTTCTACGTTTCTTCTAGTATAGCCATGAATAACATGTTTAAGATTTGTTGAAATAAAACCTGTGTAATTATTACTACTAGCTATTACAAAATCTGGTTTAGTTTTCATCACTGTCCCCCTCTTCATCTGTTAAATACATTTTATCTACTGTTATAGGTTGCCAACCTGAGCATAAAAGGAATCTTCTAAAGATTTCCTTAAGGTCTTCAAAGGATGTATCACCGTTTGTTCGTATCTCTACGACTTCATCACCACATTTCCAATAAAATTTATAAAACCATTCAGTATTTTCTTTTACATTATACATGTAATTCTCTCCATTTTTTTAATAGTTTCTTTTTTAAAGCTCTTTTAGAAGTACTCAAATCAAAATTTAAAAAGCTATTATCTACAGCACTTACAATTCCTCCCATCCATTTAACAACTTTAATAGTATCTCCTCTAGTATTTACATAAACACAATAGGGATACGCTTCTATCTTTAGATTTTTTATATCTAAATGCTCCTGATATGAAAGAACAGGGCCAAGAACATATTCAGGTTCACAATCAAAACGTATTTCAATATTTCCTGCACGGTCATACCATTCTTCAAAAGAATCAATAGAAGGTTCAGAATCTTTTGAATACTTAACCCAATAATATCCTTTAGATGGGTTTGTTTTTAGCCAATCTATGTATTTCATTTCTTAATATCCTCATAAAAAGTTACTTCATCTTTGCGGACAGGTTGGCAATGTGACCATGTCCAATTACAAACGTCTAAAAATTCGTTTCCTCTTGACTTCAAACAACTTATTATAGCACCTTCTTTAAAATTGTCATCCCAAAACCAGCAAAGACATTTATTTTTGATGATATAGTCCCAGTCAATGGAATCTGGGTGGAGTTCCCAATCATTTATATGAAAAGCAATAGCTGGTATTGTATAAGGTAATCCACTTTCATCTAAGATTTCACCATCTTTAAAATGAATATAAGCTTTTTTACTCCACATAGGGCTTCTAATCTTAGCCCCTTTTATGAACTCGGGCAGCAGTTCTGCTAAATATGCCATGTTTAATCTCCTTTAATGTGTTTCTAACCAGTTATCTCCAATTTTATATTCACCTTCAAGAGGACAGAAAGAATTAAAATGTTCTCCTGCATCTCTAATACATTGTCTTAATATAATCCCTACAGCTTCTGCATCTTTTTCTGCACAATCCCATTGCATTTCATCATGAACTACTGCAACTTGAAAAGCATCTAAACCAGCTTTTTTAATTCTTCTATATGCTTCTATCATAGCCCACTTCATACAAACAGATTCAAAAGCTTGTAAATATGTTGACATAGCAAAATGAGAATTCTTTAAAGGAATCTTTCTACCATCAAGACCTATGAAGTATCCTATCTTTGCTCTGTATTCTAACTCCTGTTTAAATTTTGTCCAGCCCTTACAGTTCTTTCTCAAGTTATCAAAAGCTTCTTTACCTTTCTTTGCAGAACCTAAGAGACGACCTATTCTAGCTTCTCCAGCTCCCATAATAATAGCAAAGGTGCAAGTCTTTCCCTTTTTTCTACCTGCAACCATGTCTTTATTACTTTCATCATAGTCTTTATCTAAAGGATTCAAACCGTAAAGTTGAGAAAAGTAATAGTGCATATCCTTATGTAAGATATTATACTTTAAATTTTCATCTCGCATATAATGACACAGACCTCTTAATTGAATATTACTAGCATCACAACCAACAAGTTTACGACCTTTATCAACTGTATACATTTCTCTACATACAGAACCATAGAGACCTTTAGAAGGAATATTACCAGTATTAGGATTTCTATGAGCCATTCGATGTGTAGCTGTACCAATACTCATAACAGTACCGTGTACTCTATCATTACTATCACAAGCATCGAAGTATGATTGAATTAAAGTAGACCTACTCTTTAGAACTTTACATTCCTTTATAAGCTTTAATTCATCTGGTGCAGATTCTTTAAGAGTATCTAAATTTTCTTCACAAACCTTTGGTTGTCCTGTTGGAGTAAAGATAAAAGGTTCCCAATAATCTTTTAATCTTTCTACAATTTCTGTAGGACTGTCAATATTAAACTCTTTCCATTCATATTTAAATCTTCTATATAAATCTTCTCCTTCATCTTCTGCTTTCTCTACAAAACCTGAATCAAGTATTCTTTGAGATACAGCATTAGGCTTACCGTCTTTAGTTAATCTAACTTTCCAAAGTTTTGTATCATACTTTTTAACTTTTCTAGGAGGGAATAACTCTTTAAGTCTTTCAATTATTTGAAAGTATCTATTATCTATCTCTGACTTTATAGATAAAGCCATTTCACTATTAAGTTTAAAACCATGCCTATGTTGTAGAGATAATAAGTATTGAGAAAGCTGTTCTATTTCTATAGATTCTCTTGAAAAACCTCTTAAATCTTTTTGCAATTGTCTATACACTGCTAGGTTTACATTGACATCTTGTATACAGTAGTCTTCCATTTCCTTAGACCAGTGTGTCCAATCTTCATTATGGTCTTTGTATACTCCTAAACGTTCACCCCAATCTCTTAAGCTATGAGACTTTCTACTGCTATCAGATAATCTTGATAAGACTAAAGTATCTATAATATTTGTAACAGGTATATGGATACCCCATAAAGTTCTTAACCAATAACTATCAAATCCTATAAAGTTATGACCAATAACCCTTTGATATTCCTTAAAATATTCTTTAGCAGCTTCTTCATCTCCTTCTCTAAAAACTTTTAATTCATCTGTATCTACATCTCTACATACACAACACCAGATATGTTTACAATTTTCTATACCATCTGTTTCAATATCGCAAATGCATTTCTTCATGTCAATTCTCCTATTGGTATATAATTTATATCTACTGTTTTACATAAAGTTTCAGGAATACCATAGCTAGCCATAGGAGCTCTAGTTAAATAACACATGTTATCTTCAAAAGATATTTGTAAAAAGTTTTTATCTTTATCATATCTTGGTATATATGTTTCCAATCTTAATGAATAAATATTTTCTATAAATTTAAAAAATTTCTTTTTAGAAATTCCTGATAAACCTGCAATACATATTTCATAATTAATTACCATTATTTACTCCACTAATTCATCTATACTTTTATTTGTATCTCTTGCTACTTTTATAATATATTTTAAAGGCAGATATTGTCTTTTATTAATAGATAAATCATAAATTGATTGTGTTATTAGAGGATGTTTATTAAGCCAATAATAATTATTATAAGTCTCTATAAAATTATTAAAGGATAATGTATCAGAATGTTTATATTCTTTTAATCCCTCTCCAAATATTGCATAATCAAAAGAAATATTTAAAGCTTTACAGATTCTTTTAAGCCCTTTAAAGTTTGGTACAATACATTTATATTTTAACCTGTGTTGTAATTCTACTTTAGACTTATATCCCATAGCTATAGAAGCTTTACTTAAAGTTCCGTACTTATCCTTTAATAAATTTATTAATCTATCTACACAATTTAATAATATATAATATTCTCTATCAAAATCTCCCCATACTTTTTTAATATCTCGATATCTTTTAAGGCTAGTACTTACCATTTAAAATATCTTTCTTAGTTAATTTAATCCTCTTCTTCTTTTTATTTTCAATAATTTTTTTAAAGAAATTAGTAGTCCATAAAGCTATAACATTACTATCTCTAGGCTTTATTCTTTTCTTTTTATTCTTCTTCGTCATTGAAATCCTCTAAAGAAGTCTCAACAAGCCTTGTTGTTTCTTTATCGTACACAACAGCAGAAGCTGGGCCTTTAACACCGAAGTCTCTATTCTTAAGAACTCTTAAGATAGTTGTATTTGCTTTTATAGGATTCTCATCTTGAGAATTTCTTTCAAGACCTATAATAATATCAGGCAATTGCTTTAAACTGGATGCACCTTTAAGGTCATCAAGAGATACATGCCCCCCTTCTTCGTGTGTCTTAGTAGCATTTGCTGCCTTTCTAAGATGACAAGCTGCAAGAATAATTAAGTTCTCTTCAACGGCTAATCTCTTTAACTCTGGCATAAGTTTATTAATTTTATTAGTAGCATTCTCATCACTGCCTTCAGCAATCATTGTAATGTGGTCAAGAATAATAACTTTGCAGTCTCTAGCTTTTGAAAGATATCTTATCTTTTCTATTAAAAGGTCTATATCATCAAAATCAAAACCATCAAATAAGTCTAATCTATTTCCAGAAGCAGTCTCTTCAAACCATCTTTTTAAATTCTCTGGAGACTGTGCTTTCCACACATCAGGCTTCTTAAGATTCTTACCTGCTTCTAAAGACATAAGAGAAATAGCTGTATCTTCAACAACTTCTTCAAGAAAGAAGGCACCTACTCTAACTGTTGAAGTCTTTAGCAAATGCTGAATAAAAGTCTTTAAAAACAATGACTTACCTTGTCCTGTACCTGCTGCAAATACAACAAGTTGTGAAGGTCTTACACCATAAAGCATTTCATTTACACCTGTCCAAGGTGTAGGAATATATGAGCGAGTCTTATTAAACTCTTGAAGTCTATCCCATAACTCTCCCATACTTACAATGTCTTTTGGTTTATACTCTTCTGCTTTCCACCAAAGGTTTTTAAATTCCTCTACCTTTCCTGCTTTAAGAAATTCACTAGCATCTTTTAAATCCTCTGGCATTTTAACAATACGGACTTTCTTAGGTGGCAAGAGTTCTGCTATCTTTAATGCTGATTTTTTACCTGGTTCATCACCGTCAGTACATATAACAATCTTATCAAAGCTATCAAGATACTCATAATTATCTTTAATATTCTTTAAAGCTGTACAGCCATCTTTAATAGAAACTACAGGATATTTACTTCCTTGCATCTGATATACAGACATAGCATCTAGTTCACCCTCTGTGATTGTTATGTAAGCACCTTTCGCTGGAAAAAGATTTTGTCCAAACAATGTAGCTTCTTTCATAGAACCTAAACAATGAAAGCCTTTACCAGCTACTGTTCTAACTTTCTGTGCTACAATTTTTCCTTCTTTATTATAATAAGGATAGATATGCTGAGCAATTCCTCCAGCTCTTACAATAACTTTAACACCAAATTTTCTACAAGTATCTGCTGTAAGCTTCCTATCAGGGATACCATCGACAGGAAAAGTACCAGCATCTAATTTTAATGTTTCAATATTCTTTTCATCCATGTAAACTACTTCCTTTATATCTCCTTTATGATAGGTTGAACAGCTAAAACAATAAGTAGAACCATCATCATATATTGATAATGCATCATGACTTCCACAATCTTTACAAGGTAAATGAGCCTTAACTAGATTCGACATTATTGAGAGCCTTAATAGCTATTGAGACCATTTTATTCATATCTTCTTCAGCACTTGCAATCTTTGTAAGAGCTTTCTCATATTTTCTATAGCGTTGTATATAATGCTTTAATATAAATATATCACATATAATAAGGACTGTCAATAACAATATTAAAATATTCATTCCATTTCTCCTATACAATAACACACATTATCATCATCTGTAAAGTATTCTCCACTTGCTTTAATACGTTCATATAATTTTACCGTACAAGAATCAGGGAAAAACATAGCATTGTTTATATAAATATACCTTCTTTCTTTATTAGGAGAATTCCAAAAGCTATTAAAGCTATTACTTTGTTTATAACCACGAGGGCAAACCTTTTTATAAAGGTCTTTAAGTTTTTTTAAATTACTTTTTTCAGTAATAGAAAAATTATAAGGAATAATCACCCCCATATATATATCATTTTTCATTTCTTCTTATCCTTTCTTTCTATATACTTAATAAGTTCTAAACCAGACATCTTAGATAGCTTTAAATCCTCCTCATTTATATCCTCATACTTTCTATTGCAATCTCTAATAGCTTCTAGACAAGTATGACAAATACTTACAAGTCTACCGTCAGGGTCACGTCTAAGATTATTAGTTTCTCTATCACATATATAACAATGCATCTAAACTTTCTCCTTCAATTGGGGGAAGTCCGATGACAGATACTTCCGTAGTTCTATTAAAAGAATCATCAATAAGCTTTTCATAATCCTTTAATTGCGTATCTGACAAAGGGTATTCTCCAATACCATATTCAATAAGATTGAGTCTACAACGAGCTTCTTTATTTTCTCCTGTGATTTTAATCTTGTTATTTGTAAAATCAATAGTAATACTTTTTATTGTTTTTGGTGGTTCTTTTTTCTTATCAAGAACACTCGTATCTAATGCAAGAAGGATTACATCACTTTTAATAGCGAATGCTCCTGCTTCTCTAACATTATTATAAGGCCCTGAGATATTGCCAGCTGTATCAGATAGATAAACTTTGTTAGCTATAAAAGGTTTACCAGTTAAAAAATATACTTTTTTCATTTTATATCTCCATAATTATTCCAGTAATCTGAATCATAATATGATTCATTTTTATTATAATAAGAAGGATAATGAGAAGCTGTTTGATAATCTTCTACAGGAGCAGGATAATGTACAAAATAATCTAGAATATCTTCTAAATCTTTTTTAATAATTTCTAATCTTTCAAAGTCTGTAAATTCTTTAGCAGTATGCGGATTAAAATATGCTACTGACATATTAACAGATTCAATATACTTAGAAATTGTTTGAGTATCTGATAAAGTTCCTGAACTAACTTTATAATCTCTATTTAAAAAGTTTTTAAGATTATCTGCTAAGCATTTGCAATAGTTTGTTGCAGAACCCTTATTAAGAATTTCATTATTATCTCTTCTATCTAATACAATACAATAGTCTGCTTTAGAATTTTTAATTTCCTGTTCAATCTTTTTAATACCTACACAGCCTACCTCTTCAGATTCTGAAATAATAAAATCAAATTCTTTACCCTTCTCAAGAAGTTTTAGAATAAGCCATACTCCATTTTTATCATCAGCACCTAAAGAAGTCCTTTGAAAATTACTATTGTAACCATAAATATATCTATTAGCTACCTTATAAAAGTGTACAGCCTTACCCTTTGTAGCTACTTGGTCAAGATGTGCGGATAGTAAAGCTTTATTATCTTTTCCAATATGATAAATAGTATTATCTACTCTTTTATAGTCTACTTTAAAATCGTCTAATCTTTTACAAATCCAATCACAAATTTCTTTTTCTTCAGGTGTCTCTGATACAGAATGTATAGAATATAATTTTAATAAGTCTTTCATCTTATGAGTCCTTCTTAATATTTTTAAATACTTGAAAGTTTATTTTTTCTTTTTCAATAATCTTTAAAAGAACTGAAAAGTCTTCAAAGTCTTTAATAGAACCTTTAATATTTTCTTTCAAAGATTTTAAATTTATACCTCCTCTTAGAATATTTCTATTATTAATATTATAAATATAATAGTGACCTCTTTCAATTCTACAAGTTAAACCAATGCTTATAGATGAAATATCAAAATTAGAAAGATGTATATCTACTGTGTTAGAACTATCCTCCATAAATACAAAGCCATCCATATAATCAAGTACAATCAAATTCTTAACAGGCTCGGTAAAATACTTTGCGTATACATGTTTATCTTCTGAGTTTTTTATGTGAAGTTGTGTAATAGGACATATCTTATAATTATACAAGAAACCTTTCTCAATAGCAAAGGGCTTTAACGGATTAAAATCATCAGAAAAAGATGTCACTGTTTTCGCATACTCTGAAAAATTCCCGCTATATTTATCTCTCCAAGAAGGCGTATAGTATCGCTCATCTGGATTATATCCTCTAGCATATTCAAAATACACAGTCTTTTTACTATCAACTCTTCTTAATGAATCTGAATAAAATTTCAACTTATAAGTTGACCAAATTGCATAAATATCTTTTCCATTATTATAAAGAGCTCTCTCTTCGTTATCAGAAGTTCTATCACAAATAACACCAAATTTTTTATGCAATAATTCACAGCAAAAAGATATAAAAGTATTCGTTTCTTCTTTGTCTTTTCTATATTTTTTATCTAAAAGTAAGCAACCCTTAGCATCTGCGTATCCCCATGCTCTCCAAATCATTTGAGGATTGTGAAATTTAGAACCACTGATAATACCAGTTTTCATTACGTCACCAGTTGTTGCATAAACTATAAAGTTTCCTGGCGTCATACCGTAAGGAAGATAACCATGCCAGCACATCATTGGTGAATTTAAAGCGAAGCAACTTTGAAAGGCATTACCGTAACTGCAATAGAAATAATCCAAAATATTCTTTGAAACTACAATAGCTTTTGCAGATATTGTAGCATCTGAAATAGATACTTTTTTATCTTTAGCATACTTTTTAAAATCATAAATATCTTTTTCAGATAAAGGAATAATAATTCTATTATCAACTACTTCAAAGCCTTTAAAGTTTGTTAAAATAAAATCGTGTTTAGCATAATAGTACTCGTAAAGTTTATCTCTTAAAGCTGCAGGATAATCTGCTAAAGCAAGAAGCACATTAAATTCTTTTCCAAGTTTTTCTATAGTCATATCAGATTTAATAGGGCAATCTAAAGCTTTAGAATAATCGTGTTTCTTTTGTTTTTCTTCAAGTTCTTTTAAATATCCAGGAAAAAGAGTCTCTTTATCTAAAGAATTAAATTCACAAAAGCCAAGTTCAATTAAAATTTTAATTGTTTGAATAAGATTTTCATAAGAAATTTTCAAGTTTTCTTTGAGACCTTTTTCTTTAATATAATCTTTTGAAATTGAATAAAAAGTATTTTCTTCTCGAAGAATATAAGGATTAAAAAACTCTAAAAGCTTTTTTGAATTTGCATCAAAAGCAATAATAAAATTACCTGTGCAAGTATCTTCTAATTTATCTGTATTACAGAATTTTTTAAAATCTTTTTCAGTTAAAGTTGAAATATCAATTCCATTATAAAGGAATTCAATAGCTTTAAACAATCTCATTAAGTCATTTGATTGCATTTATACCTCCATTAAAGTTCACCAATTAAAAGCTTTTCTTTTTGAAAGTTTAAAAATTTTACTCTACTACTCTCACAGTTTTTGTTAGATGCATTAAAAGGAGAATCAATAGAAGAGAGATACCAAGAAAATTTAAATTCATTAGGGCAATAAGCACGGCAAACTCTACCGTTATATACCTTATTATTATGGGCTAAGTAAACAGTTCCATTATTATCACAATATAAACAACCTTCGATAATATTATCATATATTTTAACTACAACTTTTTCTTTATGACAAGCTGCTTCATATAAAAAATCATGAGTTATTTCCATTTATATACCCTCATAAAAAAGGAGGGAGCTTTCGCCCCCCCCTATAAAGTACTAAAGAATGTAAACGACTTTGGAATTCTTACGAGCTTCGTCTACTTTCAAGCCTGTACGATAATGTTTTCCATTGTCTCCAAGGATACGAGTGTACCAACCGTCTTCATCTTTACGTTGTACCTCAATAACTTCTCCTCTGGTATGTTTAGTGTTACCGTCCTTTGCAATATGACATACAAAAACTTTGTCACCTACTTTAAAATCAGTAGCAGGCAAAACCACCGGAGCAGGAGCTTCTACAACCGGAGAAGACGAAGAAGATTCAAAGATGTTGATAACAACATTGTTTCCATCTTTCTTCAGGTCTTTAATCAGTTTTTTAATATCAATCATTTTATTTCCTTTCTTTAAGTTTGTTAAAAAAATAAGCAGCTATGCTGCTATCTAAGTATATTTCTATACTTAAATTCTGCCAATTAAAATCTTTAAATTTCTTATAGAGGGTTCATAAAAAACATATTCTTTTTTTCTATTATATGCTGAAAGTATTATAGAATTTTTATAGCCTTGATTATTTATAGGTGAAGCTCCATATAAATTTTTATGAGGACAAGAAATGAAAATTTATTTCATCTTTGCGACACGGGCAACTATTTGCAATGATATACTCCCAGTCAATAGGTTCTTTGTAAAATTCCCATAGATTGCTTGACAGAAGGTTCCATGTAATATCATAAGTTACACCTTCCTCATCAATTATGTCTTTAGTTTTTGCATCATAACGCAAATACTGTCCTTGTCTCCAGAGCACTGACCTAATCTTTGCACCTTTTCTAAATACATATTAAATCTCCTATTTTATATTAGAGAAAACAAAATGGTTGACTCGACGGGACTCGAACCCGCATAAGACGTGGTTTATAAGACCACCGCTACAACCAATTTAGCTACGAGTCAAAAGAACCTATCTCTATTTTATTCAAAAAATCTTCAATGCGCAACTCAACAAGTTTTCTATCTGCCCAAGTACTAGGGTCTTGCCCCCAGTTTACGAAACTGTTATCATCGTGAATATAAATTATACACGAACCCATACCAGCTAAATAATCTCTATAAGCAATACCAGTATTATCTTTAAGACAATCCATAAAACCTCTACTAGCTTTATACTTATCTTTAATTTTTAATAAAACTGGTTTAGCTACTTCAAAAGATATATTTTTTAAATCTAAATAGTATGTTATATTCATGATACAATCCTTATTAAAACATAAGCCATAACAAAAAGAAGTTCTATCTTCAATTCATAAAACATAATAGAAAGATATAAATCTACCCATACTTTCCTAATATATACTCCGCTTCCTTTAAAAGATGGTAGAGCAGATATAATTAAAATCAAGAAGAAACCTAAAATAAACATAAACATTTGAATTTCCTTTATATTTCATTTTTTACTTGACAACTATTAAAAACTATGTTA